TTAAGACCAGTTACATCTCTCATCATTTGTAAATAATAATTGTAAGACTGTATTAACGCTGCTATTTTAGCATTACCACCTGAAGACTGTAACTCTTGTATTGGCATACGACCATTGTTAAAGTCACCATCTTGTGTCATTGATCTACCAATAACACTACCAGTTTGGAAATACATATTTAATGCTTCCTGTGGATTATAGTTAGTACCGTTACCTAAATCTATTTCAGCTAAACCATCAGCATCTAAAAATACACCGTCTGGAACAGTTCTAGATAATACTTGTTGTAACTTTAAATGTGTTAGCTGTATCATATCAGCAAAACTTACCATACGACTAACAAGTGACTCAGGTCTACCTTTATATATACGTGGAGCAGCAATACCATAACTCATAGATACTTTTGTAATATCAGACTTAGGTCTTGTCATGTTTTCACATTTTTTCCAGTCTAATATTATATCATGATTTAAAACTTTTATACCACTATATAAAACCTCAATAGCTCTATCAACTTTTTCAAATCTTGATCTATTATCTTTAGGCGGATCAAAGGTATCATCTTTTGGTAAAGCTTTGTCAGCACCAGATGCTGTTTGTTTTATTTTAAAAGTTTGTCTATTGAAAGTTTTATATTCAAAATATAATACGTTTATATAACCCTTTTCGTTTTGATCTTCAGGATAATAAACATATTTGTCAAACTTTTGATTACTATATTTTTTCTCAAGATCTTTTATTTGCTCATTTGTAATTTCAGGATATTGCTTTATAAGATCTTTTATTAAAACTCTTTTTACTTCACCTACATAATATAAATCTTCAAAATAAGGTGAATCACTGTATGAGTGCACTATATTAGCAGGGTCAACGTATTCAATTGTAATACCTTCAGCTTTATTAAAACCATTTTTAACACAAGCAATACCAAGTACAGCTAAATCATAATCTAATCTTTTCTTTACGTTATCGAACTTATTAAGAGCCATTACGTTATCTAATGCTTCTTCTTCTGCTATTTCAATAGACTGCTTATAGTTTAATTGCATGTGAACAGAAAGCTCTTCATCATTTTCTGGTATTTTTTCAACATCATTTTTAAAAGAGTTTACACCAGTTTGAGCTTGTACATTTAGTTTAAATGATTTAAACTTCATGTCTTCCTGCATATTTTTTATATAGTCTGTTCTATCTTGAGCCGCTATAGGATCAATAGAAAATGCTTTTATATCATAAGTTCTTTCTTGTATACCATTAACAACAATGTCTACAAATTTAGGTATGATAGGTACTGGTTTCCAGTCTAAATTAAGATAAGATAAATCACCGTTAATAGATAATTCATCTTTATATTTTTGTATACTCTGCTCTCCACGAGCGTATAATCTTAGCTCATGATATTTTAATTGAGTATCATAGTAACGGTCGGAACCGCGGTCACTTTTAAACCACTCTTGCTCAATAGCTCTTGCAACTTGCAGGCCATATTCTTTACTAGACTTCTTAGCGTCAGGCACTGCCTGGCTTGGAAATGTAGATTTTGCTTTTGTTTTAATCATTAGTTATCAGTTTTGATGACATACCTTTATTGTTGTATTTTGTAAAACCAAATTTTATTGTTGTGTTTTCTCTTTTTGGGCTTGGTCTATATAAATTTTTATTACAAGCCATAATTGCTAAACCTGAACTAATAGTAGCATCAAACTTTGTTCTATTATTAATATCAAATCTAGCCCAATCATTTAAAGTTGTATTAAATGATATATTACCATATTGCCCTTCTTCTTTTAAACCAACATACTGCTGTATATAACTTTCAATAGCTGCAGCATGTGCTTGTTTAATGTCTTCGCTGGAGTTTGGTATACCTCCTATTTCTTTTTCAGCTGTAGATAATTTGTTCCAAAGCTTATCAGGTCTATTCATTGAATAACCTCTATAACCTCTACGTTTTAAATAGTATAATAATCTAGGTTTATTATTTTCTGCAAGTATTGGCATACCGTAAAACACTAACGCCATTAATACATCTTCAAAAAACATTTCAGCTGTATCAGGTCTTGCAATATATTCTAAAAAAAACTCATTAGGCGGTGCGTCTTCCATGCTAAACTTAGTTAATCCATGTAAAGCACCTTTAGAACCTCTATTATCAACAGTACCTGATATATCATAACTATCACAGCCAAAAGCACCTATGTGCTCATTACCAGGATATTTTTTACCGTTTTTAATAAAATATCTATTTTGTAAATTAACTGATGGTACCCAAGATAAATTAAATCTACCAGTTTCATCTGGATAAAATCTAACATTAGTATCTTTAATACCGTTTTCCCATACAAAACTACCTTTTATAGGTTTGCTTTGCATTTCATTATAATCAATTTGTTCGTATATTTTTACTAGATTAAATATACTATTTTTAGTTTCATCTCTAAAAGCATGTTCTTCAGTTCTTGGAAACTGTCTGTAATATTCGTTTAAAGCATCTTGGTCGTTTTTTAACCCATCCGCTTCATTTTGCCAGTGAGCAATAACTCCTGTATCAATGAGATCGTTATGAGGACCATATACTTCTTCCTTAGGATTTTCAAATACAGGTATCCCGTATTCGTCAATAAAACCTTCATAGTTCCACTCCATTGGAATAAAAAAAGAGTACAAACCCGAATTAGTTTGACCATTTCTGTTTCGTTTAGTAACATCTGAATTATAATATAACTTTTTAAAATTATCACCACCCTTGTCTAACGCGTTACACGTTGATCCCATCATACATTTTCCTATAATTCTACTACCTAATCGTAAAGTAGTTTTTGTTACACGCCAGTTATTTAATATGTTATCTGGTCTCTCCCACTTACCAGATTCATCATGCACTAATAATTTTAGCTTTTCACCATCATAACTGTTATCACCTGTGTTTTTCCAGTCTATCGTTGTATCAAGACCTGTTAGCTCTTCAGGTTTATCGTTGCTTGTTATTTTTCTTCTTGTAAGTTTTGAAGCTGGTACTCTATAAGCTAACTCTGTTTTTGGTCGATCCATACCATCTTGAATCGGTTTAAAAAAGAAAGGGTAATTAACTGATATAGGTACAACTTTGTCAGTAAACATTTTTTTAGCATCAGCACCAGACTTAGATAATATACCAAACCTAGCATCACTAGATATTGTAGCTAAATTAACTGTTTCACCTGAAGCCATAAATGAAAAACCAGATCGTCTGTTTTTAAGGTAACACATACCATAACATCTACTATCAGCTTTACAAGCTTCCCAAAATATATAAAATAATCTATTTGCTTCTCTAAAATCGGGTTTACCTACGTCTATTTTAGACCATTGGAGATACATATAGTGAGTACCGCTAATATAAGTAGCAACACCCTTGTTATAAAACCAGAAACCTCGTTCTCTTCTTTGAAATTCATTTTCTATATAATCTATATATTTTTCTTTAAAATTAGCTGGGTAATCACGCCAATCAAATATAGTTTTTATTTGATTAAGTTCTTTTGGATATGGTGTAACTTGCCATTTGTTTTTTTCAAATTTATGCACTTTGTTTGGTTGCTTAGGTAATGCTATTTTTAAATTTTGTATGCTATACACATCACCTATT